GATCGTCAAATCTTGCATCTAAAAAAGTATCTATAGTGTCAGCATCTGTAGTAGATACATTAAAAGTTAAATTTAATCTAATTAATCTTTTATTAGCTGGTAAACCTTGAACAAAACGCTGTTCGTAACCATCACCCAGTTTGATTCGCAAGCTATCTTGTTCAACAGTTTCTTGAGTCGAATATTGTGGAGTGATGCTTGGAAAAGTTGCCATTATGCTAATAAACCTCCAGCACGTTTTTGTTTTATTAATTCTGATTGTATCGCAACTGCAATTTGATTTCCAAGTTGGTTTGCATCTGCATTATTACCCGTCACGTTGCTTGAATTTGCATCAACATTAACAGTAATTACATTTGTAACGCTATCTCCACCGCCGATTTTGTTGTTTGGAATTATATTGCCACCCTTTGAACCCATTTGTAACAACTCAGGGCCTCTTTCTCCTACAACATAAGCACCACCGGCAGAAACAGGGCCGCCTGCGGCTCTTTTACCAAACAAACCAGAGAAAAAACCACCACCACCACCACTTGGCATCAAAGCCTTACCAATAGCACTAATAGATCTATTGAGAGCAAGTTGTATAATTTGTCTTTTAAGATTATTTAATACATTTTTCATAGCATCACCAAAAGATTTAGCCCCTGTTATAGCATCTGTAAGATTATTAACTAAATCAGTTCTGACAGTTTCACCAATCTGTTTAAATTTTTCTTTAAGACTTTCTGCCGCTGTGCCAACTTCTTTTGTTTTCTTTGCTTGATCTTCTAAACCTTTATTTGCTGTAAGTATATCTGTTATTTTTTGTCTGTTTTGTTCGCCATGTATTGCAACGGCATCATTTATTGCGTGTTGTAGTTCTACCTCTTCTCTATTACCATTAATACTTGCTTCCAATAATTCTTTTGATTTTTCTTGTTTATTAAGAAAGTCGTTAAATTTATTTTTTTTATCATTTATTGCATCCATCTCTTTTTTTGCTTCAGCAACAATTCCCATATGATGTTTTCTTTGAATATCAGTTAAACGTACTGTCTCAGTATTTTGTTTGTTTTGTTCTTTTTTAAGTGCAACAATATTATTTGCTGCCTCTTCAATTTTCTGATCAGATTTTACTGTCTGCAATCTTCCTTCTAACATTTTAAGTTCAAGTTCTGCCTCTTTAAGTTTTCTCTTTAAACCTCGCTTCTCTCTTCCTTTAGCTTTCTCATGTTGTCTATGTAATTCTCCAACAGCTTTTGCTTGATCTCTTAATGCTTGTGTAACTTCATCTTCTTGACCTTCGTTCAGTAAATTATTAAATTTCTTTTTTTCACCATTTAATTTAAAAAATGCTGTGGTCAAAAGACCAGCAGCCGTAATTAAAGCTACAAAAGGTATTGCATTCATTGCTATTGCTAAAACACCAGCAACACCACCAGCAGTTGCCATTGCAGCAGTTATTAAACCTATTGCAACAGTTGCACCTTTAATCGCTAAAGCAATTCCTGTAAATAGTGCAGCAGTCTTTCCTATTGGTGAATTAACAAAATCAACAGCAGCCTTTGTTAAAGCAGTCAAACCTTTTACTGCTGGTATAACCGCAGGCACTAGCAAATCACCTACAGCTCTTGATAGGTTTTCAGCCTCATTTGATAAATCTTTAAAAACTTGAGTTGGGTCATTTTCTATTAAAGCTTTTAATGAAGCTGCCCCATCTGTTTCTATAGTTCTCAAAGCCCTTAAAACAACTTCACTTGTTAGTTGTCCTTCAGCAGCTAATTCTTTTAATTTGCCAATAGGTACATCTAATTCCTTTGCAATAGGTTGTAAAAGTGTTGGAATTTGCTCAGATATACTTCTAAATTCATCACCAGCTAATCTTCCTGAACCCAAAGCCTGTGCTAACTGCCTAAATGCGTTAGATGCCTCTATGGTTGATGCCCCAGCTAGTTTTGCTGCTGTATTAAATCCAAAGAAAGTACTCTTAATATCTTCTACACCAACACCCAAAGGAGCTAATCTTGCGGTTATATCTGTAATACCCTCAAGTGCCTCTGTTGCACTTAAACCAAAAGCTTTTTGTGCATCTGTGGCTATTTTTTGTGAGGCAGCAAAGGTTCCGTTTGCTTTTGTAAGTAGACCTAATCTTACATTTAACTTTTCAAAGTTTGTTGAAGTTGATACTGCTTGTTTGGCTAAAGCTGTTAATCCTACACCTACTATTGCTGTTTTTAAAGCTCCAAAAGCTCCTTGTAATTTTGTAGTTTTTGTTTGAACCCCTTGTAATGCCTGTGTAGCCTGTGTAGCATTAACTCTTAAGGTAACTATACTTTCGGCCACTTAAGTTAAACAAAAAATCTATTAATTACATATTACCTGTTTTTAGCTCTTTCATGCATTCTTTTCTCATTTTCATGTTTATTTTCATAATAAGCAGCCCAATACATTAATTCTTCTTGTGTAATTAATTGTCTTAATTCTTTTAATGTCTTTCCTAATTCTGTTGCGAGAAAAAACTCGAAGTTGAGCCAGTTATCTCGCTTTAATCGTTTTTTGCTGTGTCTGTATCAAGTTTTATATCAAATAAAAAAAGTTCTATTTCATTTAATACATTTTCTGGAAGTTCCCTTTGTAGGTTTGGTGCATCAGCAATACTAAAAGCTTTTGTACCATCTTCAAGCTCTGCCATTTGACAAAGTAATTGTGTTGAAACAATTAATGCTTCATCTGTGCCAGTAGCACTTTGGGCTTTTTGTCTATCGTATCTAGTTAAAGGTTTAAAATATAAATCTACAATCTTTTCCCCTTTAGCATTTTTAAATTCATACTTTCTTCTAGTTGACATTTCATCACCATATGATGAAGTCAACAGGTCAATTGTTCTTTTTGCTGGCATAAGATATAAAAAGTCTTAACCTAATTTACTATATAGCTGAAGTTATGGTACCACTTGTCTGAAAACTGATGTTTATAATCTGAACTTCACCAAGGGTTGCTCCGTATTCAGCAGAAGTAATAATTCCAGCAAAACTAATTTTCTTTGCTGAAGTTGCTGAATCAGGGAATAATTCAAATAGTGCGTCAGCATTGTCACCAGTGGTTAAAACATCATCAATAAAAGTTGTATAACCTGCACCTGTTTCACTAGGGTTATATAAAAGCTCTGCTGAACCTTCACCAGATATTAAACCACCGATATTTGTTTTAAAAGTATCGCCTTGTTTAGTTGTCTCCATCGTGTCCTTAGTAATAGATAGAGACCAAGACCTTGTTTGCCCAACGTCAGCTTCCGTACCGCCAGCGTTTTCAAACATAATTTTGCCAACATCACCCTTGATAGCCATAACAAAAGAAAGTATTTATTTTATATTAACCTTTTTTAGGTTTTTTTACATCTTTTTCTAAATTATCTTGATTTTCCATATATCTTTTACAACGACCATCCCAATAATTTGGATCTCGTCTGCCTTTTACTGCCTCTATAGCATCTAGCATTTTTTCGGTGATTTCCATTTAAAGTTCCTCGTATATTTCAAAAGTAATTCTAATTTGTGTTTGAAACTTACCTTCTGGACTAGATGCCAAAACTTCTGGACCAACTGGTGAATCAAAAATTACATTTGAAACTGTAATATTATTGTAGAGGTCACGCAACCTTTTGCCAATCGTAAGGTTTGACCCTGCTCCAATACCTTCTTCTGTAAAAATATTTAAAAGTATTAACCCAACGACACTATTTGAAGAATTAGCAGATCCACCCATTGTTAAATAACCGCCAGACCCGAAACTTGTTTGACATTGAACAAAAGTATCTTCTGTTGTGGAATCAAATGCCATGTTATTAAATACAACAGGAATCGCTGGGCTTGATGCAAGTTCTGTAGCAAGTCTTGACTCGATTGTGGATCTGATAGTATTTAAATCAACTGCAGCCATTACATACCTCTAATAATTTTTCTTAATTCGTTTGGAATATATTGAGTCGTAAGTTGCTTGGCTTGTAATTCTGGAAAGCCTTTTATGGTCTGTTGTCTTGTTCTATATCTGCCTTGCCAACTTGGTGGAAGTGAAGTTCCATAAATTACTGGTTCAGCATATTCAACATTATTAATAATAGTGCCTTTAAATTTTTGAATATCAGTATTCCAACCTCTTCTTAAATTACCAGTTTCACCAACAGGTGTTGCTTTTTTAGAAAGTTCTGTCCAACGTAATGTTGTTCTTTTTATTAACTGTTGTACTGCTTCGGCCATTACATCATCAATTTGATCTAGCCTTATTTGTCTTGTCATAGTTACCTTAAAATAAGATCAAAGCTTACTGCTGTATTATTTTGTTCATTCGTTACAACTTGAATAATTTTAAATTCAACACCCTCTCTAT